ACTTCTTTAGGTCGAGACCAGTAGCGTCCTCAACGGCTGCTATGCTGCGGTAGTCATAGCAAAGCTTCCATGTCTTCAACGTCCCATCCTCGTTGTCAATTTCCAACGTGAAGTGGGGTGTGATACATGTCTTGATGATGGATTCCTTCATTGCATTCCTCGGGGGTAGTTGCGGGGGCATTGCTGCCCCCGGCTAGGAATCAGGGTTAGACAATCGTCCAAGGGCCTGTCAGCTTGACCTTGTAGTCAATCGTTGCTGGCTTGTCGAGCGGGAGAGAAATCGTGGCAGACTCAACGATTCCGCTGAAGCTCTTGCTACCCAGAGACAGCGGGTAAGTAACCTTGAACGGAACGGCTGCACCCGCCAGACGGATTGCTTCCAACCCAACCTGAGTGGTGTCACCCGGCTCATACCAGCACTTGATGTCACAGGTACCCGGCTCCTGCGTACCAGCGATGTAGGTATCGACGCCGCTCGTGGTTAGCATGTTGGTTGTCTTTTCCGTGCTGACCTTGTCTCCGCTGAATGCTACGGAGCTGACGCCAACTAGAACGGTGAAAGTAGTAGGGCTGAGGACAGTTGCATAGGAAACGGATGTGCCTAAGCCGACGATGGGATTGCTCATGTTATTGCTCCTCTTCCGGCTTAGCCGGAACTTCGTTGTTGCTCATTCTTGCCATGTCGGCGAAGAAGTCTTCAGGTAGCGTGCTGTTACCTACCATGGGAAATTGTGGGTGACCGATGTACTGCGAGATGGGGCAGACGCTGTCACCGTGGGCTCGTGCCACACATAGTTGGTCTGCATCACAGCTATCAAGCTGGTTGTTCTGCATGGCTTCCAATTGGAAGTAGTAGTCTTCAATGCCGTAGTTGTTGTACTTGTGGGACTCCCAGTAGGACTTCACGTACATGTGGCTGGTGCCACAGGCGTATGGGTGGTGTCTTTCACCCGGAGAGAAGTAATACTTGAAGCAGTCGCCGTTGGTGGTGTTGTAGTAGTTGATGTTGTGCCAGCCAGTAACAGCCTTGCCTGACTCGACTAACCTAGCCACCTGTACCGCAACACGGTCTTTGCTTGACCAGTCATCCTCATCCCAAGTGACGCAGACTTCACCATTGGCGTAGGACGTGCCTAAGTTCCGTAGAGACCCAACGGGCATACGCTCACAGCGGAAATACTTGATGCGGTCATCAACGGGGAGAAGGCTCTCAATGGGCTCATCACTGTTGTCTAACACGATGACTTCAAGAGAACCGTCATAGGTTTGGTTAAGGGCACAGCTCAAAGCTAGACGGAAGAATCTATCTCCGTAGCCGACTGGCAGAATGCACGAAACTGAAGGTTTGCTATCCATTACGTTTCTTGTTCTCTCTGTATGCAGCGTTGCGGTCACGCTGTAGCTTCTTGGCCGATGTGCGGCCTAACTCTCTGTCATTGGCGTCATCTTCCAAGGCTGCCTCTGTTTGGTCACGCTTTATGAGCCGTTGGTTAAGTTCGCGGAAGCCCTGTGCATACACCTCTAAGACTTCGTCTTTGCAGCCTTCCCAAGCCCTTGCCATCCAGTGTTTGCCCTCCATCTTGGAGGTACCGAACTCTTGGAACATTCCCCAGAAGGCTGACTTGGTAGGGCCGATGTTGGTGTTCAGAACTTCCCCACCTACATCGCTCGACCACTTGTTCTTGTAGACCAGCTGCTCCTCAAGGATTCCGACCCCAACTGGGACTGTGTCAGCCATGGCAGCAATAACTACTTCAGCCGCTGGCTTGGCTGCTTTCACCATCATTGACTTGGCTGCTTTGGGAGCAACGTCAGACAGCATGGTGGAAATGTCTTCGAAGCCTTTGAGGTCAATGCCCATGGTTTACCTGTGGAGAAATGTGAACGTGATGCCACCCCGGTAAAGTCTGGAATCCTCTTCAAACATTTCCGGTATGTCCTTGGCATCGGTGTAAAGAACAACTGTGCCGTCTGGTAACGTGCCGTGGTAGGTATCTAGCAGGGCGTGTAGTGCAGCCTTGCCGTACGCAATGTCGTGGTAGACCGTTGACCAGATGTTTATCTCTACGGCCTGACGGGTCTGGAATGTGCCCATGTTAGAGATGGCTTCCTGATTGGTGCTCACCACGCTGTAAGTCAGGGCCGGAGTTGTGTAGTTCAGCGGTAACACCACCTGAGTGACACAGGTGCTCACAATCGCTGTGAGAGGGGCGTACGAGTTCAGCAATGTAAAAAGCCCTTCAACGAGCATTTACATCACCTCATTCAGTACACTTGCGAGAATCTGGATTTCACGGTGTTGCATGTTCTTGTCAAGGAGCGACTTGATAAGAAACGTCTGTCCGTCGCACACAATGCGGTCATTCACACCAATATTTAAAGACGGGTTGTAGCGAATCTTGATGGTGTAGGTGGATGACTCGATGAACTCATTGGTCTGGTACAGGAGCTGCCCACGGAGAGCATCAATCGAGCCCCAGAGGGTGGCATAAGTCACCCATGTGGTCACCTCACCAAACGAGTTGGGCGTGCCAGACTTAGACTGGAAGTGGAGACGCTTATTGAGCTTTCCCGCTGGAGTGACATCAGGGTAGTTGGCCATTAGCGGACGTACCCCATAGGCTGGCTGCGATAACCGGAGAGAAGCATGTCGGCCACTCTGTTAACTGTGGCGGAGTCCCCTCTGTTCTCCCACCAGTCAGTCACCATCAAACTGATGGCCACCTTGATGGGCTCTGGGCAGTTGTTCCCATACCCAGCGGTGAATTGAACCTGAACAGCGTTGTGTGTGGCGTAGGCGTAGGGCCAGATGTTGCTACCCGTGGGATTAACCACGCATGGCTCAGAGGCGTAGTCCACGACGTAAGCTGAAGGGCTCAGCGTAGTGAACACCCCGGTTGAGTCGGCCTGATACATGATTGCCGTTACTGCCGTGACTGGACTCTTGGGAATGCGGAACGTTTGAGCGTTGGCATAGAACTGCATGAAGGTTGGGTAGTCGCCTCTTGCAGGTGCTTGCTGTGAGAACCAGCCGTATGGGAAACAGTCGAGGTAGTAGACCCAGTTAGACGTGACGATGCACCTACCCGTAATTAGCTCAGCACGCTGGCGTGCAGCGGTGATGAGTGAGGAGATGAGGGCGTCGTCTGTGGTATCGGTTGAGTCAATCTTTAGCGCATTCTTCATATCCGCTAAAGCAATTGGCTCGGTTCCCGTTACCAACACGTTCTGTACAGAGATGGGCATCTATTAGCTTTCTGGGTTGACTACGTCTGGGGTTTGGTCTACAGCGATTCCAGCGGCTACCCAGTTGGCTCCGATGGCGTCATCAACGACGAGGACATCGCCGGGAGTTGTGGTGCCAGTTTCGGTGATTACACTCACCAGCATCCTTACTGTCATCTGCGTTTCCTTGTGGCTATCTCAATAGCCTTCTTGCGTACTGCTGTCTCTGCAACGCGCTCAGCCAACCCTATCTCAATCCAAGCGAGTGCAAGCCTGTCTGCGACCTCGATGACGACGCCACGTTCAATCATGGAATCGCCAACGATGTCGGCAGTGGTAACAAACGCCTGTAGAGTCTTAATGTGCATAAGAGGATTGGGGGCTCCGAAGAGCCCCCGGTTGGGTTACTGAATCTTGCAAGCCACCATTGGAGTGTTACCAGCGTTGGTTGCAACACCACCTGCTGAGGCGAAGCCTACAAAGCCAACTTCGAAGGCAGGAGCGTAACGCTCAGCCAAGCGGAACATCGTGTGGAGAGGGGCTCCACCAGCGATACGCAGCGTGTAGGCTTGCTTGAAGTCGCCGAACAGAACAGCGTAGGCGTTGGTTGCGATATTGGGCATCTGGGTAGCAAGAGCTACCTTGTGACCAAGGATGGTACCAGCGATTGCAGCCTGACCACCATCGTTGTAAGGCAGGAACAGAGGACGGTTGTTGTTGTCCACGATGTTCGAGATTGCGTACAGGGTGCTGTTGTTCACTGCGAAGCTGGCATTGGGAACATAGGCAGGGTCAAGAGAAGCAGCCAAGTTGACCAAGTCTTTGTAAGCCAGCGTGGCTACAGCGGCGGTGGTGATACCCGTGGTGTAGGTGCTGAGGGCAGCGATGTTGCCAGCGTTACCTGCATAAATCAGGTTGCTGATACCACGCCAGTAGCGGAGTGCAAACTGGTCTTTAATCCAGCTATCAGCATCGAATCCAGCCGAGTTGAGCACGTCCAGAGAAACCTTGACAACACCAGTGGTCAGGTTGTCACAAGCCAGCGTCAAGCTGGAGGTGGAGGGGTCAACTTCAGTTGCGTCGGTACCGGATACAACAGCGGCCAAGGTGTTGGCGGTGTCGTTAGCGGTCACGATTCGCATCGGCTTCATATCAGGGGTTTCCATGATATTGACCAAGTTGACCAACTGACCGTAGCTCTTCTTAGCTTGAACAATCTGGTCGTCAAATACCTGAGGTACAAGGATGGAGGTTGAGGAGCCAGTGATGTCACGGGTTTCAACCTGTCCGTTCTGCATCCAAGTGCGGAAGCTATTACGGATTTCCTTGCTGCGGGTCTCGGGGCTAGAAGCGGAAGCGTGCTCACCAACCTGTGGGAGCTGCATTTCCTTGCCACGGGTTTCAAGAGCGGAACGCTCTTCCTTCTCAAGGGTGGCAATAACAGCGGCGATATTCTGGGTATCGGCCACCATGGCTTCGTACTTGGTGCGAACTTCAGAGGTAATGCGTTCTGCACCCGTGATAAATGCTGTCGCTTCTGCGTTCAGCTTTGCGTATTGTGCGCGTAATTCGGCTACGGTCATCGGAGTTGTCCTATAAGTGAGTTGGGGCTTACGCTGGGGGCTCCGACGAGGAGTGAGCGGTAGGCTTTACTACAAGGCTGGGTAACTTACCCATTCAAGGGCTGCACTGAGGCGTTATGGCCTTACACTTATAAGAACGTTTTGACTTATAGGAATTGACCAACTATTTGCGATGGGTAGAGAAATAACTCCAGACACAGTTAAGCCCAGCTATCTCAAGCTGGGCTCACCGTAGATAAGTGACCACCTCCTTTACAGCAAGGGAAGGCTAACTCTCAGTTTCATACAGGCTATTTCATTGCAGTCACAGCCATCGCAGTCACAAGGGTCATC